GTTTGCTGATCCCGCTCTGGAGCCGCTTCCCCTCACTAGTGAGGAGTTTGTAGATACCTACAAAGGCCGCAGAAGGACGATCGCTCAGCAAGCCTCCGAGGAGTTCTTAAGATGTGGACTCCGAAGACACCATTCAGTCGTATCGTTGTTCGGGAAGAGAGAAAAGTTAAATATCCGCAGGAAACCCGATCCTGTCCAACGCGTTATAAGCCCGCGTTCCCCTGTATTCAATTTTGCCTTAGGTAGGTATACCAAGGCAGTTGAACATAGGTTATATGAGGATATTAACAGACTGTTCGGTTATGAGGTCATGGCAAAAGGCAAGAACTTCAAACAGGTCGGTGCTTTACTACGTGGTCACTGGGACAATACGCATTCAGCTGTTGCCCTAGGATATGACGCTTCCCGGTTTGATCAACACGTATCTGTTGACGCCTTGAAGTTCGAGCATAGGATCTACGATAGTATATTCCTTGGGAAATACCCCGAGTTGCGTGGTCTGTTGAAACACCAACTCCGTAATAGGTATGTCGCTAGACATCATCAAGGCACCATCAAGTTTACGAAGTCCGGAGGACGTTGCAGCGGGGATATGAACACAGGATTAGGTAATTGCTTAATCATGTGCATGCTTTGGTTGCACTTTCGGAACCTTTACCCCAAATTGCCATTCCGACTTATCAACAACGGAGATGATTGCGTTGTCATCACTGAGTCCAACCTGCGAAAGAAATTTGACCTACTTGTGCCGCGTCATTTCCTCAGGTTCGGGTTTACCATGGTTGCTGAGGCGCCTACACATACCTTCGAGCGCATTGAGTTTTGTCAATGCCAACCTGTGTGGGATGGTTCTGAATACGTGATGTGTCGCAATCCTTTATCTGTTGTAGAGAAAGACGCAATAAAAATGACCAAGTTTCATAACGAGGAGCAATTTAGGATCTGGTGTTCAACGGTCGGCCTGGGGGGGCTGAGCTTGACCGCTGGCATCCCAATGTTGCAGGAATATTACCAATTGTATGCCAACCATCATGGAAACGGGAAATACAAAGGTGATGAACTCGAACAGTCCGGTCTGGTGCGGTTCGCGGGTGATGTCACCCAAAGCTACCGGCCCATAACTGAAAGATCTAGGGTGTCCTTCTTTCTCGCCTACGGTATTCCACCTAGCATGCAATTGGAATTCGAAGAGGCCATTAGGATAATGCCTAACTTCCAGTTTGGGCCCGGGTAGACTCTCCCCACAGACTACTCTCCGCACGTCACTGCACACACTGCACACGACGCACACTTCATGGCAAAGCTACCAGCCAAGAAGACTAACAAGAAGAAGACAAAGAAACAATCACAGTCCTTAGTTGTAAAGAATGGTTCATCTATGGTCCAGGCGCAAGGTGGTTATCGAGTCCGAATGCCCAAGGGAGGTTTCGGAAGTCGGCCAACCACCGACCTACGAAAACTCATCCTCGATCCCTGTAACGCCGCACTTGTACCCGGCCCTATTGGGGCTGGACCATCAGGCTATATCACCCGACTTAGGACCCGGATTACCCTCCACTCAATCTCTTCTCGAAACAATGGATACTTTGTTTGGTTCCCTGATTACCACTGCTTCGACGCTGTTGGCACTGGAAGCGCTTTTGTATGGGAATATACAGACATTAGCACTCAGCCGCAGAACGCAGTTGGCAGCCCTTTCGGGTCAGCCAACAACCCAGGGAGCAACACAGCATACCGCATTGCTGACCCAGCTTACCGATTTATCGGGAGCAGTGCGGAGAGTGCAAGAACTCTCGCTGCTTGTGCAGCAGTCTTATACACTGGCACGACGATGAACTGTGCTGGTGAAATCGGAGTGAATACAAACATCGATCCCTCGTCTCTCGTCTACTCTACCAGTGGCCTCCCAGCTAGTGTGCAAAACATCCTGGAAACCTCCCAATCGGTTATGCGGATGCCCGCAACCAAGGTTGACGTTTTGCACATGCCCACTGACATAAATTCCATATGGCATACCAACGGATCCAATTACGTGGACAACCCAAACACCGCCCCTGACACGCCTGTGTCAGTGGCGCCTAATACGGCGTCCTACCTGTCGGATATTGGCGTGAACACCGGGTTGGCGCCTGGTATTGCCATCGCCTGGAATGGCCTATTGAACAGCACTACAAATGACCTGGTTATTGAATTGACAAAGGTCGTCGAATGGCGACCACGCATGTCCCAGAACATTGTTTCTGGGCAGTTCAGCAACGACAGGCCTATTTCATTTAGTAGCGTGTTATCGGGCTTACCGGATAAGGCATTCCAGGTTATGGAATCTGTATCGTCGATGGGCCAACTCATGGGTGGTGGCGTCGTTGGCGCCATGTCACGCATGATAATGAAGTAGATATATTTGACAATAACGCGTCCCTGCGACTAGCGTTGAAACTCAGACGAGCACTGTGGAACACATTGACGGGAACACACGTTGCAGAACTGGCTGTTACTTACGGCCTAAGAACCACAGATGGGGGTTCGTCTGAGCGTCGCTTGCACGCGTTATCATTGCTGCCGTCAGGAGCTTTAGAGCCAGGCAGCTACACACCCCGTGGATTAGCCCACTTACCACTGGG